AGAACATCGGGTTCTGCTGCTGGGCGAGCACGTTGAGGTCGGTGGACGGTGCGGTGGGCACGCCGGGGTAGCCCATCGGGCCGGGCAGCGGGATACCTGCGATGGACCCGGCTGCACCGCCGACGGCCTGCCCGATGGGCTGCGCGGTGCTGCCGATGATGGCACCGATGTCCTGAGGCGACACGCCCAGACCGCCGAGCACGCCAGCCGCCATGCGCATCGGGTGGCCGTAGGGCAGCTGGCTGAAGTCGAACTGACCGCCGCTACTACCGCCCTTGGCGTATGTGCCCTGCTTCAGCTTCTCCAGATCGTCCTGCGCGTCCTTGAGCTCGCGCTTCTTCTTGTCGTAGTCGTTCAGCGCGGACATCTTCTGCGACTCGGCCACATCGGCCCGCATCTCCCGCAGCCGCTGCTCGGTGACCAGCAGCTCGCGCTGAAGGTCGTAGATGCGTTGTTCTTGCTCACGCACCCGCGTCGGGTCAGCCGCCTGCCACGCCCCCGGCATCGACGGCATGGCCGGTGTCGCCATCGACGGCATTCCCGGCAACGCCGTCGGCATCCCCGACAGCGCACCGCCCAGCATCAGCGGCGACGCGCCCTCCTTGAGGGACACGTGAATGTGGTCGAAGTGGTCGGCCACCTGCCACAGTGTGTTAGCGATGCCGAGCAGTTCTTTGTTCGCCTGGAGCCATGCGTTGACCTGATCGCCCCGCGCCTTCCCGGCGGAGCTGAACGGGTCGGCGGGGCTGATGTCCAGGCCACGACCGCCGGGGTGCCACTCGTATGGGTCGCTCGCGCGGAATCCCGAGATCAGCCTCAGGTCGGGAAACTGTGACTGGATGAGGCTCAACGCCGCCATACTCTGCGGTTTCAGCCCTGCCGTCGAGACGTTGTTCGGGTTGAGGTAACCGGTCGGCATCCCCGGCATGGCACCGGGTACGAGACCGGTCGTGGGCATGTTGGTGACGGCGACCTGCATCGGTGGCTGTCCCGGCCCGCCGGGCATCGGGCCGAGGTCGATGCTGCTGGGGATGGGCGTCCCCGGCGGGAACAGCAGCGGAGCCTTCTCCTTGTCGCCTCCCCCGCCGCCGGGGCCGAGCTTGATAACGTCATCAGGCATCCCGCTGCCCGCACCAGGAGCGGGCATCCCCGGCAGCGGCCCGCCCTGAGGGGTACCGGGAGGCATGGGCATGGGGGGAATGGGTGTGCCCGGTGTCGCTGCCGCCTGGCGTAGTTTGTTATTCCACTCGATCAGCTGGCCCTGGTAGATCAAGGGCCCAAAGCCCATCTGCATCGCATCGGCCAGCTGCTTCTGCGACGCCGCGTACTCCTGATTGGCCTTGATGCCGTTCTGGGTCCGCTCAATCCACTTGTCCAGGGATTCGCCGACGCGAGGCAGGGTGTCCGTGGCGAACGAGCCAGCCTTGTCCGACAGGCCATCCATCGCCGTGCCGAAGTTCTCGGTGCCCTCCTGCGCCGAGTGGAACCCCGCAGACCACTCGTCACCGAACTTCTTGAGCGCAACACCATACGGGCCGAGCAGCGCGTCAGGGACGTTCCTGATCGGACCCATGAGCGCATCCAGGGTGCCCGCCACCACGTCGAGCGCCGTGGCAACCTGCTGTGCGAACAGCGACAACATAAACGCCGTCTGCTGCACAGCGACAGCGGTACCCTGAGCCATCAGCACAGCCGCCTGGGCGACGCCGCCGAAGAACCCGACAATCTCCGACTGGTTCGCGGTGACCCACTCTGTCAGCCCGTTGAGCGCGCCCGTTAAGTCGGTGACGCCATCCTTGGCGGGCATGAAGAACGGCTTGAGCAGCGCCTCACCGAGCCGCCCCACGGCGGCGCGGGCGTTCTCCATCGAGCCCTCAAAGGACTCGCCCATCTTGAGGGCCGCGCCACCTACGGTGTCCTGTAGGGCGGTGCGCACCGCGCTGGCGGCGACGCCCGACTTCTCGGCCATCTGGATGATCTCGCCGGTCGTCAGGTTGAGGTTCTTGGCGAGGTTCTGGTAGATCGGCAGGCCCTTGTCCGAGAGCATCTGGAGCTCTTGGTTGGTGGCGTAGCCCTGCGTGGTGACCTTGTTCAGGATGGAGCCGACCTCGTTGAAGGTGGCTCCCATGTCAGCCCCGGCCTTGCGCGCCACGGCTGCGGTGTCGGCGGTCAGCTTGAGGTAGTCGGTGAGCGCCTGGCCGGGCTTGACCCCGGCGGCAAGCGCGGTGGCGGCGACGGTGGCCGCATCGCCCAGGCCGAACGCAGTGCCCTTCACCGCCTCCAGGGCGTTGCCCATGACGATCTCGACCTCGGAGGCCGTGAGCTTGAGCGCCTCCATCTTGGTCTTGGCGGTGTCGATGGACACCAGCCGGTCCCAACCCGCCGACAGGATGCTCTGAACAACATCCAGCCCCATACGAGCAAAGCTCTGGAGAGCCTCAATTCCCTTGGTGGCGAGGCTGGAGGCGAACGACCCGATGAACGACCCGGCGGCGATGTTGCCTATGCCGCCGAACGCCGACCCGGCGCTGCCGCCCGCCGAGGATGCGCCCTGCTGCGCCCCTTGGGCGATCCCCCTGTTGATCCCATCGCGCACCGCGCTGGCGATGGTGGTGCCGAGGCTGTTCCCGATGGCCCGGCCCTGAGCGTCCATGACGGAGCTCATGCTGCGGGCCACCTGGCCGAGCGCCGGGGCGACTTGCCGGGAGACGGCATCGCTGAACCCTGAGAACGCCCTACTCGCATCGACCTCTACGCCGACGGAGAGCCTGGCCTCGGACATTATCCCAGGCTAACGCACAGATGTGCCGGTTACGTCTCCTGTGACACGACGGCGGTCATCAGCTCGCCGATGGACTCCAGGGAGTAGTCCGCGTCGTCAGGGTCCATGAGGCGGCTGAATACGCGCTCGTAGCTCTCAGGGGAGAGATGCCGCTGGATGAACAGCCCTGTCATGTCGTTGCGGGTCTGGCTGCTGACGTACTTGCTGGTGGCCAACGAGAACGCCGCCAGGGCCTGCTGGGACGGTGTGCGCACTTCCAGCTCGTCGCCCTTGAACGTCACGGTGTGGTACTTGGACGCTGGCGACGGCTCGGCGTCCTCGACCGGAGGCACTGCGCGGACGGCGGGCACTTCAGCGAAGGGGTTGCTCACAGCCGCGACGATACCACCGACATAGTGGCAATCACTTCACCTGGCGCGCTACCCGGCGCACGGCCCGCGTCAGGAAGTCGTTGGGCTTGGTGCCGGGGTGGTTGACGGACTTGAAGAACACGACCCGCCCAACCTTGGGCCAGTAGAACCGCAGCGCCGGGGCGTTGCGGGCACGGATGACGTGAGGCTTGGTGCCCCACCGTACGAACCCGGCGTAGGGAACGTCCCTGATGCTCACGCCCACGCCACCCTCGCCCTTGTAGGGGCCGGTCATACGGAACGGTGTGACCTTGATGCTGCTGCGCAGCCGCCCCGAACGAACCGGCGCTTCCTCCCGAGCGGCGATGAGCAGCTTCTGCTTGAGGTCATTGGACTTGCGCCCGCAGAACACCCGCGCCCACTTCTGGGCCTCGTACGGGTTGAGGACGACCTTGGCCGTGACCCGCGTACCGCCGGGGCCGGTGGTCGAGAGGTCAGGCACTGGTTTCCCACATGTCGATCAGCTCGGCGCGGGTGGCCGTGTCGGGAACGGCGTACCCCAGACCGTTGAGGAAGTCGGCCCACGCCTGGCGGCTGGCCGAGTAGGCGGGCGGTGCAGGAGGGAGCGGCGTGACCACTTCCCGTTTCGTCACAGTGACATATCCCCGGTCGATGAGCCGCTGCACCTTGGGCGTGAGCAGCACCGTGCGCTCTGCTCCTCGCGGCAGGGCCACGCTCGGCGTGACGCTGCCCTTGATGGTGACGATCACCTTCTCAGAACTGGACATACGCTTCTCCCGTCCAGGCGACAACGCCGCCGTCAGGCCCGTAAGGGGCGACCTCTCCTGATCCTGCGGAGTACCCGAGGGCGCGCACCAGCGTCGCGGCCCGGCACAGCGCCAGCTCGATGCGCCAGCTGTCGTCCAGCGACACCTCGGCCTCGGCGGCGTAGTCATCCCAGCTGGGCTCCAGCTCCACCACCGAGCAGCGGCCCACCCCTACCTCCAGGGCGATGACGCGAGGCAGGTTGCAGGCGTCGATGCTGAAGTCGGGGTTCGGGAACTCGCTGGTGCGGTAACGGCGCAGCACCCGCACCCAGAGGAACGGGTTGTCGCAGTCCTCACCGCCGCCGCTGTGGGCATCCCACGCGGCCATCGGTATCGCGTCACCGCCGAAGAACCGGACGACCGTACCGCCGCCACCGTCGGGCGGGCA